CCTGGTCGTTTCTTTGCCGCTGCACCGACCTATGGCCAGGCGAAGCGGATCTATTGGAACGATCTCAAGATGCTGGTGCCTGACTGGATGAAAGCGGGGCGACCCAGCGAATCCGAGTTGGTCATCAAGCTGGTCAACGGTTCAGAGATCCACGTTTTTGGCATGGACAAGCCGGAACGGATCGAGGGTTCGCCATGGGACGGCGGAATCCTTGACGAGTATGGCAACATGAAACTGGAGGCATGGGGCGCCAACGTTCGCCCAGCCCTGTCCGACCGCAAGGGGTGGTGCGATCTGATCGGCGTGCCAGAAGGGCGGAACCATTACTACGATACTGCACTGAAAGCAGAGGCGGATTTCAAAGCGCATGGCAAACGCTCTAACTGGGGATATTTTCACTGGTTGTCCGCCGATATCCTTGACGCTGAAGAAATCGCCATGGCCAAGGAAGACTTGGATGAATTGACGTTTCAGCAGGAGTACGAGGGCAGCTTTATCAATTTTGAGGGCCGCGCCTATTACCTATTCGATTCTCGTTTCCACTCTTCTCCGCTTGAGTATGACCCTAACCGGCCGATTGCCTTCTGTTTCGACTTCAACGTCGACCCCGGAGTTGCTGCGGTTGTACAGGAACAACAGTTGCCTTCTGACGAGTACGGCACTGGCGTCATTGGGGAGGTCTATATCGAGCGCAACTCAAACACCCCGGCGGTTTGTCGAAAATTGATCGAAGACTGGGGTAATCACAATGGGCGGATTGCTTGTTACGGCGACGCTACCGGCGGCTCTCGCGGATCGGCCAAGGTTGAGGGCAGCGATTGGGATCTAATTAAAGCGGCATTGAACCCGCATTTCGGCAATAAAATTTCCTACAATGTCCCAAACGCCAATCCCAAAGAACGGGCTCGGATCAACGCTATGAATTCCCGCCTCATGTCTGCCAACGGAAATATCCGGATGATGGTTGATGGGCAAAAGGCGCCCCATGTGGTCAAAGACTTGGACGGGGTCATCCTGTTAAAAGGGGGTAGCGGTGAGATTGACAAGAAAGCAACACCGGCCCTGACTCACATCTCGGACGCTCTTGGATATTACGTTGCCAAGGAATTTCCGATTATTCCACAAACTATGCAGCGCATTGAAATGGGCGGAACTTAATGGGCGTTGAAAAAACCAATTCTGAGTACGACAAGCTCGCGCCCAAGTGGCAGCGATGCCGTGATGCTGCCGAAGGCCAGGACGCAGTGCATGAGGCCGGCGAGCTGTACCTCCCAAAGCTCAAGGATCAGGAGTGGGACGACTATTGTGCATACAAGACAAGGGCGGGGTTTTTTAACGCCACATGGCGCACCGTAGCGGGCTTGCAGGGCATGTTATTCCGGAAACCTCCGGTCGTTAAAGTGCCGGCCAGTGTGACCCCGTTGCTTGACTCGATTACCGAAAGCGCACAACCCCTCCAAATCTTTGCGCTTGAGATCGTAGAGGAATGCTTGACGGTCGGGCGTGCCGGCATCCTTGTCGATTACCCAGTGGTCGCGGAAGAAGGGGTCACGCAAGCAGATGCCATTCTTCGCAACCTGCGGCCGACTATGTCGCTCTACAAAACGGAGTCGATTGTCAACTGGAAGGAAGAAACGCTCACCAGCCAGAAGGTGTTGACTCGGGTCATTCTGAAAGAAGACCGAGCGACGCCTGACCCAGAGGACGAGTTCGCCGAAAAGTGTGGAACGATTTACCGTGTCCTAGATTTACTGAACGGTGCTTACCGAATCCGCATCTTTATCCCAGCAGCTAATAACAGCTCACAGTTCGTCCAAGAGGGGGAAGACCTTTTCCCGAAGATGAATAACCAGCCGCTTAAATTCATCCCGTTCTATTTTCTCGGGGTTGATGATGCCGAAGCATGTCCCGATGACCCGCCACTGATCGACTTGGTGGATGTCAATCTTTCGCACTATCGTACCAACGCCGACTACGAGCACGGATGCCATTTCACCGGCTTGCCGACCGGCTGGATCGCTGGACATACGATGGAGCAGGGTGAGAAGATTTATCTCGGCTCGCAAAGCATGTTAGTCTTTCCGAACCCGGACACCACGGTTGGTTTCCTGGAATTCAGCGGTGCAGGTCTGCAATGCTTGTCTCAAAACCTGGAACGCAAAGAGCAGCAGATGGCAATCCTCGGTGCCCGCATGCTCGAAGGCCAAAAGAAAGCGGCCGAAGCGACCGACACCGCCAAGATTCATCGCGCCGGCGAGTCCTCAATGCTAGCCAGCATGGCGCAATCTATTAGCATTAGCATGCAGAAGGCACTGCAAGTGTTTAGCGACTGGGCTGGCGGGTCAGGGGAAGTCATCTTCGAACTGAACCGCGATTTCTTCCCCGCAAATCTTGACCCCAATCAGTTGACAGCATTAGTGACGTCTTGGCAATTTGGGGCGATCAGCAAGGAAACCCTGTTCGAGAATTTGAAGCAGGGTGAGATTGTTTCGGACACCAAGACGTTTGAAGATCAGGAAACCGAAATAGCGAACGCTGCACCGACATTGACGGGCGGCACGGATCAAACGCCTACGGGAGCATAAGCAATGCTCACCTCGGCCGAGCAGCAGATCGCTGATGACTTGCTCGCGCATACGCTCGATCTATTCCGGCTTGACGCCTCGCTCCGGGGCAACGCCCTGTCCCTGCTCCAAAAGATGCAAAAGGAATTACGGGCCAAGCTCGGGGCAAACAATCTAACTGCATTCGGTAAAGACGCTACCCAGCGACTGCTTGCTGAAACCTCCGCGGTCATTGACGACTACTACCGGCAGATCAAACGGCAATCGGACGAGGCGTTGAACGCCTTGCCTGAAATTGAGGCGCAAGCTGTCCGGGATGCCCTTGCAGGGGTCGGCTACGCCACCGCCCTTGCCCCTCCAGTTCATTTCGCCACGGCTATGACTGACGTTATGATCCAAGGCGCGCCCAGTTCTGAATGGTGGGCGAGACAATCGACTGACACCAAGTTCCGTTTCTCGAACGTGCTCCGGCAGGGTATCGTGCAGGGCAAAACCAATCAGCAGATCATTGGCAACGTTCTTGGACGCGGGCCAGGTCAGGGCGTTCTTGAAGTTTCGCGCCGGAATGCGGCGGCATTGGTCCAGACATCAGTTCAAACTGTGGCCAACGTTGCCCGCCTTGAATCATTCGCTCAGAACGCCGATGTAGTCAAAGGGGTCAAGCAAATCTCAACGCTCGATTCCCATACCACCGATATCTGCATTGCTTATAGCGGCATGGCATGGAACCTTGAAGGCAAACCGATCCAAGGCAACAAGCTGGCATTCAACGGCGGGCCTCCCCGGCATTGGAATTGTCGCTCGCTGCTTGTTCCGATGACCAAATCATTCAAGGAACTTGGCATTGACATTCCCGAGATGAAGAAGTCGACCCGCGCTAGCTCTGATGGGCAGATCAGCGCCGGAATGACATTTGACGACTTCTTAACCCGCAAGGGCAAGGCGTTCCAGGACGAGATTCTCGGCCCGGGCCGCGCTCAACTGTGGCGAGACAAAAAGATCACCCTCCAGCAATTGCTCGACCTACAAGGCAACCCGCTATCCCTGTCCGAGCTTCAAGCCAAGTACAAGGTTGCCCAAGTCACACCCCCGCCGAAGGTTCGGACGCCCAAAATCAAACCGCTAATCAAGGTCGGAAACGTTTCGCCCGAATTTGTGCAGCGGTGTCAAATTGCTTATGAAAAGATTCCGCTTGGTATTCGTCAATTGGTCTCGAAAAAAGGCGGCACAATAACGATTGCCGACAAATTAACTAACGCGCGTCCTGATCTCAAAGGGGTGCAGCCAAGAGGTTATCCAAGCGGAGCTACCTGGGATTCCTCTGACGGTTGTGCAACAGGACTACACATTTACGCCGCCGAAACGTTTCTTCCCCTGTCCGATCTCTCGGGAGGTTTTCGACCGACACATCGCCCGGAAGGAATTATCCTCCATGAAACCGGACACGTTTTCGATAACGCAGGCGGACGTTTCGTCAAAAATTTACAACTAATTAGTGGAAAAGAATATCTTCCTTTAAGCAGGACTAAGAAATTTGTAAGTGCCTATAATAAGGATATAAAGGACTTGACGAGAAGAGGTTTGATCGGTGAGGTTAATTCCTATTACCGCCAACCCGGAATTGCTGGACCGTCCGAGGCTTTTGCCGAAACCTTTGCTTGGTTGATCGGCAAGGGTTCTGGAAATGAGAATCTCGCCGATTATTTTGTAGAATTAGCAGGAGTGATAAAGGATGAAATGCTACGTTACCAAAAATAAAACCGGAGTCTCGCTGACTGTCGCCCCAGTATCGGACGATGGCGAAACCATCGGCACGCCTCAAACTGTACAGGTCGCAGAAGGTGAAAACCTAGCGAACATCAAATACTCGGTTTTGCTCGAAGCTTGTGACAAACCGCAACCCGTTGACCTCCCTTTTTAGAAGCTATTCCTTGCAATACGTCTGTCCTCCCTCTCATAATGCCTCTGTCGGGAAGTGATTTCCTATAAACCTATCCGAGAGGGATAAAAATGGCTTTGAATTTGGTAGTGGACGACATTGCAACAGTTCCAGAAGCTCAACGGGCGCTCTACGTTGAAAAAGACGGCAAGCATCATTTGGACGTAACTGGCATTGAGGACACTAGCGGGCTGAAGTCAGCCTTGCAGAAGGAGCGTGATGCGGTCAAGGAGGCAAAGCGGTTGCAAAAAGAATACGAGCAACGGTTTGAAGGGATCGATCCGGACAAGGTCAAATCCATGATGGCCAAGTTCGAGAATGATGACGAAGCGAAGTTGATTGCCGCCGGCAAGATTGACGAAGTGGTTTCAAAGCGCACCGAGAAGCTCAGGGTTGAACTGCAAAAGCAGGTCGATATAGCCAAGGGCGAAACGAAAGCAGCCTCTGAACGTGCTGGCAAGTTTAGCCAGCGAGTCCTGGACAACCATATCCGGGCAGCGGCGATCAAAGCAGGGCTTCATGCTCATGCAGTAGAAGACGCCCTGTTCCGGGCGCGCAATATGTTCTCGTTGGACGAAGCTGGCGAGGCGGTACAGTTGGACAGTGAAGGAAAGCCGACACTGGGCAAGGATGGCAAGACGCCATTTACGCCGGTGGAATGGCTTGAAAGCATGAAGGAAACCGCGCCTCATTGGTTTCCGGCAAGCGGCTCAGGTGGCGGCGCAGGCGGTGGCAGTAAAGACGCGGGAGGCGTTAAGACAATCAACCGGGAAAAGTTTAACCAACTGAATCCGGCTGAAAAGCAAAAGATTCTCAAAACCCATAAACTAGTGGATTAACCCTCCCCTCTCAAGGACTTTACTACCATGAAAATGTTCCAAGCATTCAAACTGTATGCCTTGGCGATCCTCGCCATTGCTCATGCCCGCCTGTTCAACTACATGGCGCGCGCGGGCCTTGTCCTCGGCGCCAACACCCTGACCAACATCATCCCGACCTTGTATGAAGCGTTGGATGTCGTATCTCGTGAACTGGTCGGCTTCATCCCTGCGGTTGCTCGGGATTCGAACGCCGAACGAGCGGCCCTTAATGAGACAATCAATATCCCGATTGTTCCGACTGTCAGCGCTGCTGATATTACGCCGGGAGTTACTGCACCGAACACCGGCGACCAGACGATTGGCAATACCACCATGACGATCAGCAAATCCCGCATGGTTCCGGTTCGTTGGACAGGCGAGGAAACTCAGGGCGTGAAAAATAGCGGACTTTTCCCGTCCGTGAATTCGCAGCGTTTCCAGCAAGCCATGCGCACGCTGGTCAACGAAGTCGAAGCTGATTTGGCCGGTTTGCATGTTTCTGCTTCCCGCGCTTACGGCACGGCGACTGGCACGCCTTTTGGAACTGCCGGTGATCTGTCCGACAATGCCGCCATGCTCGAAATTCTCGAGAGCAACGGTTGCCCGATGATTGACCTCCATGCGGTTCACGGATCATCCAACATTGCCCGTATCCGCGGCAAGCAATCGGTGCTGTTCAAAGTGAACGAAGCCGGCACGGACGATCTGCTCCGCCGTGGCGTCATTGGCGATATCCAAGGCGTCATGCAGCACAATTCCGCACAGATCAAGAAGCCCGCCGCTGGGGCGATGGCTTCTGCCACCACCAACAACGCCGGTTACGCGGTTGGTGCAACGGCATTGGTTTTGGCGACCGCGGGTACTGGCGTTGTTGCAGCTGGCGACCTGATTACCATTGCCGGAGATACCAACGTCTATACCGTTTCTTCGGTGACGTTCGCTGGTGCGAATCCAGCAGCGGGCGATATTATCAACATCGCTGAACCCGGACTACGTGTGGCCATTACCACAGCGGCTACCAACATCACGGTTATTGCTTCAACCAAGCGGAATATGTATTTCACTCGCTCGGCCATTGCGTTGATTACCCGTGCCCCGGCCATGCCTGAGGGCGGCGACCAAGCTGATGACGTGATCGAGGTCACCGATCCCCTCTCCGGTCTTGCGTTTCAAGTTGCCATGTATCGCCAGTACCGCCAGGTGCATTACGAAGTGGGTCTGGCATGGGGCGTCAAGGCAGTCGCACCGCGCCACATTGCGCTGCTGATCGGGGCGTAAGGGGTAACCCTCAGACGATGTCGAAAATAACAAGGGGGTGAGAACCCCCTTGTTTTTATCTAAACAAGGAGAATATCAATGAGCACCTGTCCAACCGTGAAAGTCAAAACTGACAACGAAGACGGTTTTATGATTATCAACGAAGCCGATTTTGACGAAACGAAGCACGAAATTTTTACCGACTCAGCCGCCGAAGAAGCGAAGGCCGCCGAAGAAGCGAAGGCCGCCGAAGAAGCGAAGGCCGCCGAAGAAGCGAAGGCCGCCGAAAATCCCAAACCCGGCAAGCCGGCTTGGGCTGCAAAAAAGACCGCCTCTTAAGTCTCATCGTTCGGTTTCATGCCGGGCATGAAACTAAATTGTTGTTAAGAAAGAATAATGCTAACCAGTCAAACACAAACAGGGAAGCGGTTCTCAGACGCCAAGCTTGAAACGCTTTATGACGAATTCAAGGAGCATGTCAGTCAAGAAAACACGCTCTACGCCGCGTTGATTGAAAAGACTGAAGCGAACACGAAAGCCACGGACAAGCTGACCGAACAAATGTCTGACCTTATCGAAATATGGGGAGCGACTAAAGGCGCGCTTAAAGTCGGCGCAGCGCTCGGCACTTTCTTGAAATGGGCAGGCGGGATTGTCGGCGCTGGGTGGGCATTATGGCACTTCTTTTTTCAGCAGCCCGTTCCATGACCGAAAACAAGATTTATTTTGACATGACGGGGGTTATATGAATATGTTTGCGCCCGCCCCAATGGACGACTTGCCGACTTCGCATTTGTCTCCAATCGAGAT